CGCTGAGAAAATGGAAATGCTAAACGATGGTATATTAAGTATTGATGAAACTGAAGGCGAAGAAATTTCTTTAACAGCCGAGCTACCGTCAGATCAATTTACTGACGAAGAAAAATTACAAATAGAATCTGAAAAAGAAGACGGCGATGATGAAGTTAAACGAATTGACTTGTTTGCATCTGAAAACAAAGAAGGTGATCCTTTAAATAATTTACTACTTGGTGAAGATGGTATTACAACTTTGTTTATGAAAAAAGGTGGACGTGTTCCATTTAGAGGTGGTGGTGCAGATGCATCATCAGATGATTTTGGTGGTGGGTTTGCAGGTCAAGGTAGTGGAGCTTCAGGTCCGGCAGGTGGAGCATCATCTGGTGGTAACTATGGTGGAAATCAAAACACTGGAGGCGGAGACAACAATCAAGGTTCTGATAAAGATCACTCAAGATTTGATGTGGGTTCTGGATACTATGGAGAAGAAGTAACTGATAGAGGTGAAAGTGGTGATACTAAAACCGAAACAGTAGAAACTTTTTATGATGATGAGATTACAAGAAAAGATCCTATTGAAAGAATTAAAACTAATGTTGTAGATAGAAGAGATAAATACAACAAAGCAAAAAATCTTCACGCACTAAAACAAGTTAAAAATGTTTTTACAGGAAATATTTTAGGGACATTATATGGTGAATATAAATTTAAAAAAGATGTTGTAGATCCATATGTAAATGATCTTAAAAAAGACATAGAAAAATATAAAGAATTAGGAATTCCTGAATACAGTCCCCACACTGACACTTTAATTCAAGAACTTGAACAAGAAATTTTAGATATAACTCAACCTAAATCAAGAGATAAGGACGAATTCGAACCAGATGGTAGTCCAGCTATTCAAGAAATTATGGTTGCCAAAGAGACTATTGAAGACAGAGACGAAACAGATATATTCAATATATGGGACAAAATTAAAGCTAAACAAGCACAAAGAGCTTTGTTAGTAGAAAAAGGTATTATTCAAGATAATGCAGAAATGCCTCAAACAAAGGAAGCAATGATGTTAAATAGTGGTGGACTTGCAAATTTATTTAGAGTAAAAACACAGTAATAGGAGAAAACTATGAGAAATGATTTTGGAAATAGACCTTACTCTGTAAGATTCCCATATGGCAGTGGTGGTAGTGCTAATGGAAAAAAGAGACAAGGCTACAATGACAGACTTGACGAATCTCTAGGTGCTAGAGATGGCAAGGAATCAACTAAATCTCAAAGCTTCAAAGCTAGAAGAGATGAATCAAAAGGCATGGAGAAAGCTATGGGTAAAAGAGCTTACTCTTCTGTCGGAACAATGGATAAATAATTATGCCAAATACTAGAAGAATGAACAGACTAGAGGAACTTGGAAGAGTAGACTCTGAAAAAGCGTATACTAAAAAAGGTAAAAAGAATCTAAAAGATGAAAAGAAAAGAATCGTTAGAGAGTTAAGAAGAGGTGGTGGAATGGCTCAAAGAGGATTAGGAAAAGCTTTTAGAGGTGGAGGAAGAGCGTAATGCAAGATTGGGAAAAAGGATCTGGCTACGTTAAAGAACCAAAAGTAACTGTAGGACCTGGAATTTCAAAAGATGGTTCAGCTACAGGTGGAGTTGAAATAGAAGCAACTAATCCACAAGAATCACAAACAGTAGATGTCAGAGGAACTAAAAGATTAAGAGCTGACAAAAAACCGGTAAAAGCTACTTGGTATTAATATGTGGTTTCAAGCTATTAAGTTAGCGGTCTCTGCTGGATCAAAAATTTACGCTAACAAACAAAAAGCAAAAGTCGCAATGTCAGATGCACAATTGTTGCATGCTGAACGACAAGCCCGTGGTGAGGAAGCTTACCAGGGAAAACTTTTAGAAGCGCGTCAATCAGATTACAAGGACGAAGCCGTTCTCGTAATTCTCACGTTGCCCATATTGGTGCTCGCATATGGGGTCTTCTCAGATGACGCCCAAGCGATGGACAAAATAAAAATTTTTTTCGAACATTTCCAGTCGCTCCCGTCATGGTTCACAAATTTGTGGATCCTTGTCGTTGCGAGTATATATGGTATAAAGGGAACACAAATATTTAAGGGGAAAAAATAATGGCGTGTTGGCAAGGATATGTTCAAAAAGGAATGAAAAAGAAAGGTAAAAAAATGGTTCCTAACTGTGTGCCTAGAACAAAAATGGCAGACGGTGGATTAGTAAACGTACCTGGTTATAAACCAGTTCTAGGTAATAATAAGTTTAATTATCCTAGCGGAGGAATCACAGTAAAAACTCCTAAGTAATGGACGGAATACAATTAATTTATAAATTAAAAAAACAAATTGAAGAAACACAGAAATCTGTGCAAACCTATGTCCTAAATGGACAGGTTGACAATCACGAAAAATATCAATATATGGTAGGACAACTTCGTGCATACGAAACAATTTTACAGGAAATCTCTACCCTGCTAACAAATAAGGAGCCAGAAGATAATGAAACAGGAACAGTCATCGATATTAACACCAAACAATGATCTTATTGGTGTAAAGAAAACCAAAAAAGTTACAAACGAATCAACAAAATTACCACAGCCTACAGGTTGGAGACTTTTAATTTTACCATTTAAAATGAATGATAAAACTAAAGGTGGTATTTACTTAGGCGAATCTACTTTAGAAAAACAACAAGTAGCTTCACAATGTGGAAATGTTTTAGCAGTAGGGCCAGATGCATATGGAGATAAAGAAAGATTTCCAGATGGGCCTTGGTGCAAAGTTGGAGATTGGGTAATGTTTGCACGTTACGCAGGCTCTAGAATAAAAATAGAAGGTGGCGAAGTTCGTCTGCTAAACGACGATGAAGTTTTAGCAACAATCAAGAATCCAGAGGATATCTTGCATGAATATTAAACATAGGAGAACTTATGCCGGACAAAGAAGAAAAGATAATTGATCTGCCATCAGATGGACCTGATACAGAGGTTACCTTACCAGAAGAAACGGTTAAAGAAGGAGCACAAGATGTTGCTGTTCCTGAAAAAAAACCGGAAGGAGAAGTAGAAGTTACAGAGGAGAAAAAACAAGAAGCTCCAAAAGAACTTATACAAGAAGAAACAACTAAAGAAGAAACACCGAAACAAGAATCAGAATTAGATGAGTATAGCGAAGGGGTTAAAAAAAGAATCGCTAAACTTACAAAGCGTATGCGTGAGTCTGAACGTCAAAGAGACGAAGCCACAAAGTATGCTCAATCTGTTTTAAGAGAACAGAAGTCTTTAAAGGAAAGATTATCTAAATTAGATACAGGTTATGTATCTGAAATGGAGAGTAGAATTACTTCAAGTCTTGAAGCTGCTAAATCTAAATTAAAGCAAGCTAGAGAAGATGGAAGTATCGAAGCCGAAATTGAAGCACAAAAAGAAATTGCTAAATTAGGTTACGAGGAAGCTAGATTGGCTGATATGAAAGTTAGTCAAGAAGCTGAAAAGAAGAAGATTGAATTAAATAAACAACAACCAAATATTCAACAAGAACGTTCTCAGACACCAAAGCCTGATCCAAGAGCTACTGAATGGGCAGAACAAAATGCCTGGTTTGGTAAAGATAATGCTATGACTTATACAGCATTTGATTTGCACAGAAAATTGGTAGAAGAGGAAGGTTATGACCCACAATCGGAAGATTATTATGGAGAATTAGATAGAAGAATAAAGCTTGAATTTCCCCATAAGTTTGGTAATAATACAGAACAATCGACTAAGCCTACACAAACTGTAGCTTCGGCTACGCGAAACGTCAAAAGAGGCACTGGTCGCAAAACTGTGAGACTCACATCATCACAAGTAGCAATTGCTAAAAAACTGAATGTGCCACTTGAAGAATATGCTAAACAAGTAAACGTAGAGGAGTAATAAGCATGACTAAATCTAAAACTGAAACACAAGTTACAGAGGAAGTAAAAAAAGACTCACGCGCGTCCGAGACAAGAGAGGCTACTAAGCGTCCTGTCGAGTGGACACCACCCTCATCTTTAGATGCACCACCTGCGCCGGATGGTTTTCGACACAGATGGATAAGAGCCGAGAGTTTAGGCTTTGACGACACTAAAAATATTTCTGGTAAATTAAGATCAGGATATGAATTAGTAATGGCTTCAGAGTATAAGAATTCGGGTTATCCAATAGTTGAAGATGGCAAACACAAGGGAGTGATCGGAGTCGGAGGTCTGTTGCTGGCCAGAATACCTAACGAGGTCGCGAAGGCACGTCAAAAATACTATAGTGAAAAAGCTATGGAAAGAGACGAGGCAGTCAAAAACGATCTACTGAAGGATCAGCACCCGAGCATGCCTATCAGTTATGATAGCCGCTCTAGCAAATCTTTCGGTGGTAAGTAAAAGTTTTTTAACATTTACTATCAACGGAACAAATTAACCGCACTGGAGGCCCGTAAGGGCAGGTGCTAACGGAGGAAAATAATATGGCTAATCAAGATGCCGCTTTCGGTCTTAGACCGTTAAAGACAGTTGGTCAGCAAGATGATTCCACTGGAATGAGTTCTTATAATATCAGTCCGGGTGATGCGAGTGTAATATTCCAAGGTGCTTTAGTAGGTTCGCCTGCTACAGGTACAGGATACATAGACTTGCAAACAGCTGGTTTAGTATTAAACTTAGGAGCGTTCTGGGGAACATTCTATAACGATCCAACTACATTAAAACCTACGTTCAAAAACTACTACCCAGGATCAATCACTCCACCTAACAGTGGCGCGGTTGAGGCATTTGTGTATGACAGTCCATCACAAATGTACGAAATCCAATCAGACAATGCAGGTGCTTCTGCTCAAACAGACATCTTCAAATGTGCGGATTTAGCTGGTACAAGTGGTTCAACTTTGAACGGAGTAAGCTCAATGGAACTAGCAGATTCAACTCTAGGTACTACTGGGCAATTCAAAATCATCGGAGTTTCAAGAGACCCTGAAAACAGTGATCTAACATCAGCAAACGTCAACTGGCGTGTAATGGTGAACGAGCACTTATTAGGATCTGGAACTGCCGGGGCAGCGTAATAAGGAGAAATAAATTATGGCTATATCACGACAACAACTCGTAAAAGAGCTTGAGCCAGGTTTAAACGCCTTGTTCGGCCTTGAGTATAAAAGATATGATCAGGAACATGCAGAGATATATGTTACTGAGACATCTGACAGAGCTTTTGAAGAAGAAGTAATGTTATCTGGTTTTGCTAATGCATATGTTAAACCTGAAGGTTCAGCAGTTGCATACGACAATGCACAGGAAACATTCACTGCAAGATACACTAACGAAACTGTGGCTCTTGCATTTGCTTTAACTGAAGAAGCAATGGAAGATAACTTGTATGATAGACTTTCGTCTAGATATACAAAAGCACTAGCGAGATCTATGGCAAATGCTAAACAGATCAAAGCAGCTAACCCACTTAACCAAGGTTTACCAACTACGGATAACTTTGATTCAGGTGATGGTGTTTCTTTGTTCAACACAGCACACCCAACAATCGCTGGTTCTTTCCAAAACACACTAACTACACAGGCAGACCTTAACGAAACATCGTTAGAACAAGCAATGATCGACATTGCTGGTATGACAGATGAAAGAGGTCTTAAAATCGCAGCAAGAGGAATGAAAATGATCGTTCCTTCTGAGAACCAATTTACTGCTGAGAGATTAATGAAATCTCAAGGTAGAGTTGGAACAGCTGATAATGATATCAATGCTCTAAGATCTATGGGAATGATCCCAGAAGGTTACAGAGTAAATCACTATCTAACAGATACTGATTCATTCTACATTATCACTGATGTGCCTAATGGTATGAAGTATTTTGAAAGACTACCTATCCAAACTAAAATGGAAGGTGATTTCAATACTGGAAACGTTAGATACAAAGCTAGAGAAAGATACTCATTTGGAGTATCAGACCCTAGAGGTATCTACGGCGTTGAAGGTGCGTAATACCAAATAAAATTAGGGGCCGCCTCAAAACGGCCCCTTTTTAATTTAAAAGAGGTGAGAATATGAAAAAACTACGAGTCCAGATTTACGCTTACAAATATCACGCAGATTTTATTATAGAATCAGAAGATTACCCAGAAGCAGTAGAAAACGCTATCATTGACAAACTTGGAGAAAATGATATAAAATGGGAGTATCTTGGAGAAATGAACGATCCCAAGATAAATAGAATAACCTATGAGGAGGTTATAGATGGAGCAAATGCAAACACATCTGAACGACCTTTATACGAAGAAAAAAGGTCTGGACCTAGAATGGGAGCAGGAGCATCTTAAAGAGGGTAGATATACTCTCGATATGGTTAGGATTGACCGAAAAGTCAGAGAAGTAATTAGCCATATAAAACTTGCAGAAGCTAAAAAAGAGCATCTGCGAAATAAGGTGGAAGACGCTGCCCCACAAGTTTCAGTAGCTACTTAATAAAAAGCTACATCGTTGAATAAATTCAATTCACATCGTAGGCTCTCTTGCACTCTACTAAAATGTAGTATATAGTTTTATTACTATACAATTAATTAGAA